TTTCTGGTTGCTTTTTTCATATCGGTAGTGTATAATATTGATTCAGTATCCGGGTGTGGCCCAGTTGGTAGGGCGCTTGATTTGGGTTCAAGATGCCGGGAGTTCGAATCTCCCCACTCGGACCAAATAAGGCTTATAGTTTTGATACGAGAGTATCTGAAACTATAAGCCTTATTCTTTTGCCGAAAATCCTTGCAGGACAAGGGTTTTCGGCTTTTTTCGTTTTTGGATAAGTTTCATTGTGGTCTGAAGTCCAGGCTCATTTCACTCCGGTACGTTGCTTTATTTCCCAAAACAAAACCACGCTGAAACTTTTCTCCAAGGAATAGTTTCAGCGTGGCTAAAATAGTTTCATTGTGGTTGAATAGTTTCAGAGTGAATAATCGCATCAAGGCGAGACAACCCTGCCGTTGCGAATCGCAGCGTGGGTATAGAAGTCAAGTGAGATTGTAAAATCCCAGCCATTAATATTTTTGAAGAATGCGAATTCGTCTGCCATACCAAACACCTTGTTGATATATCGCATCCCACCGGTGCAATTAAAAAAGTAATCGACGCTGATACGATTAAAGTGGCGCTCAATTCTGGCATCCAGTTCATATAGTTCGGAAATTTCTATTGCTAACCGGATGAATTCCTCACTTGCCGTAAGCCGTTCCGGCATAAGTACATATATGGTATTGGCTTCGATTTGCTGCATCATTTCGTCAAATGATAAAGCGGTCTCTTCAGACTCGCCCGGTTCACCCGGCAACTCATGCTCTATTTCCTTGTATTGTTCCATCAGATCAATGCGAGGATATTTCTTCTCATAGATTATTTCCACTTCCATACATCCTCCCCATCATTGATGATTCCGAATTGATGACACAAGTCAAAATGGAACTTCGCGACAAAAATCGAAGTATCGATTCACCGCCGCTCTCAAATCTGTGATTCGTTGGACTACATTTGCCCCTTCCTTGAAAGAGAACTCGGACGGTGCAGAAAGACCTGCAGTTGCATCCCGGCGGCAGTATGAGAGCTTCGCCAACACCGCGTTGCCACAATCCTTTTTATATTCAACATCCAAATCCACTTTGAGAGCATACTCAACAGTTGTACACCTGCTGATGCAGTCACTGGCTGGCTTTTTGTTCATCCTGTTAGATAGCCAGTTGCGAAAATCTTCTTTTCTCATACTCTTCTCCTTTCCATCAAACTTCAGATGTCCAGAAGGGATCCTTCTTTACCTTTTCATATTTTCTTACCTTCAGAATCTCAGGTGTTGAGTCAACCGATGGGAACTCCGCCGCAATCTCACCACACAAGCGATAAATTAGTTCGTCGCCTATTTCGTTTGCATATTTTCCGCGTAGTGCTTTTTCATACCACGCAATAAGATCATTTTCTGTAACAATACTCTGGATATGGCTGTGCCATCCGATTTGAGTAAGCAGCGATACAATAATATCTCGCTCCGCATCTTTACAAACAATTACAATCTTGTCGCTTGAAACACTATCAACAATACTTTTAGCGAGTTCTACGTCAAGGCTCAAATGTTTAATCTGAATTGCAGGCCCCCAGTTAGAATACATATCCAAGCCACGATCTGCTGCATTTGTCACACCAACTCGATAGACCTTGGCATCCTGAACATAGCTCGGATTGCTAAAATCTATGCACATAACCATTTTTGCAAAATCAGAAAACTCAGAGAGCATTTCAAAATTCTCTTCGTCAACAGAAATCTCCACCTGAAGGTTTAGTGCATCGACCAGTGTAGAGAAGAGTGCGTAAACAATTATTTCGTAAATTTTATCAAGACTACGTTTCAAACCAGGCTCGTTCCAAAATGAGTCAATGAACTGTTTCACCATGAATGTGTCCTTGGACGAGCCAAGACAATAATCAAGGGCTTCTGCTAACTGGCTGTGCTTGCTTGTAAATCGGCTGTAAATGTAGGCTTCTACTCCTCCACCTGTCCGGCGATTTTCTTTTCCAAGTTCAGCAATAAGGGCGGGAGGAATTGCAGTATCGTTAAACAGGTCGTCTTGGAATTTTGCACTGCTGGTACAGACTCTCCCCAAAAGCACCTGACAAACGTCATCTCTCCATCGTTTGCTCTTGGTTCTGTAGTCTTCCAAAGATAAAAGGTCGATATCCTTAAAAACCCTATCCCGGTATAGAATCTCTGCTATTTGTATCGGTTTGTAAAGATGAACACGAGATTTGCGAATAACTGCATCTAATGCCTTCTTCGCTTCTATTCTATCAGCCATTACTGCTTGCCTCCTTGTTCGAGAATTCCTTTAGTGCTTTCATCATTTGCTCTGCAACTGCTTTTATTACAGGAACTGCAACAGAATTACCGCACTGCTTCTTCATTTTTCCGTACGGCACCACGATTTTATATGTGTCCGGGAAGCCCTGGATTCGTAACATCTCTCTTTCCGTGGGTCTTCTCTCATCATTAATCAAGATGTAGTTCGCCGATGCACCTGCTCGCAGTGCAGAGGAATAAGGATGCGGGGTGATCGAACCAGCCATGTTCTCGTGGGAAATATAGGGCTTTGGGTAGCTTTTATCTTTGAGACGAGACAGGCGTGACTCACGGATGGCATCTCTGACATAATACTTAGGATCGACATCGGTCTCAAGAATATCAACCAGAGTCTTTCGTTCGGATTCGGGTATGGGTTCCGGAAAGGTAAATTGTACATCGTCCAAAAAGCCAACAATAATAATACGCTCTCGCTTTTGCGGAACACCATAGTCTAATGCATTAAGCACCTTAGCATAAACATGGTATCCCAGTGCCTCTAAATGCTCTTTGATAATTTTGAAAGTGTTACCATTATCATGGGCGGTGAGGTTGCGGACATTTTCGAGCATAAATGCCGGAGGGCGTTTTTCTTTCAGGATTCTTTCAATGTCAAAAAACAAGGTACCACAGGTTTCATTTGCAAAGCCCTCCTTTTTCCCGATAATGGAAAATGCCTGGCAAGGAAACCCACCCAAAAGGACATCAAAATCGGGAATATCTTTGGCCTCGATCTTGGTGATATCACCCGCGGGGTGTTCTCCAAAGTTGGCTTCATATGTTGTACAGGCATCTTCATCAAATTCAGATGAAAATACGCAATGCCCTCCCACGTGTTCAAAACCGAGTCGGATGCCACCTATACCTGCAAATAGATCAATAAATCTAAAATTATTCCAATCCATGGCCGTAAACTCCTCTAATTCAAATATTGAATAAATCTTTTCTGTAGCACGTCGCATATTCCAAAAACGACAATGATAGTGATATTATAGCGCTTTTATAGCGCTTTTTCAAGATGTTACCGATAAATAATGTATTTTTAACGGATTATACATATATTACCTCGATAGCGTTCCTAATCGCATAGTCAATCGTGTTCTTCGTGCCGCCCTTTTCACCGTTAAAAACCGCAATTACCCTGGAAGCGTGATCGACCATCCATTCGTTACGGATTTGGAAACAAGCCCGGCTGTAATTTTCACACACATATTTCACGAGGTCGGCTTCTGCCAGAATATCCCTGTACTGCTGCTTCCATTCCTCGCTCCACCCTTGCTCGAATCCATTATAGGGGCAAGCACATATTAGTTTAATATCTTGGTTCTTCTTCCGCATTTTCAGAACAATTTGAGCCGCCCAAATATCAACGCCCCTTGCCATGCCCGAAATAAAGACATTCATTCCGTCAGCAACAGCCTGGCGGATTTCTTTTTCCAGGTCCTTTTTTATTAACCACTCAAAGCGGGTAAGTTTCTCCGGGCGATGTCCGGTAAAGCATACTCTGTGCAAACGTTTTTCGGCCTCTGTCATTTTCAAAACCTCACATAATAAAATAGCCGATCTGATATTTACTTCAGATCGGCTTCTCACATCGTTCAGTTGTTATGCTATTCGGCGTTCTACGAACCACCGACCGATGTTATTGCCGGTCAAATTAGTGCTACGCTCAAAGAAAAGGTAGCTTTGTTTTCCATTTATCATTATGGTATATCGGTCACCCTGGCCACCAGCCTTCATGGCAGCGGCCTGGCGGATATCCGTTATTCTGTCAATCTTGTATTTCTCGCCATCTTCCCAGGTGATTACCCTGGGGAGCATAGTGCCATCTTCAGCAAAATCCACTTTGACAGCCACATAGACTTTGATTGGCTTATGAATAGTAGTCTGCATCATCTGGCACCTCGATATCTCGGAGGAAGTTGCTCCGGGCGCTGATGGGCGGTTCAATCAGCTTATAGCCTTTCCACTTCATAATACGGAACTTGAAGTCGAGCAGTTCTGCCGGAACATAAAGCATAGCGGCTGCGGAGAAAAAGGTTGTGTCACGATTCAGAACGTCCAGCACCCTGCTGTCCGACAGCATAAGTTCGGCTGCAAAAAGATTTGCATCTTTTTCAAGGGCGGAGTTCTCATCAAACATAACAATATCGTGGAAGGCATGAATGCCACTCGCACGGTGATAAAGAGCGTGTCCCAATTCGTGTGCAGCAATAATCCGCTGAATGACCTCCGGCAGGTCACTGTTAACGGTAATGGTACGAATACGTTTGCTTTCCAGGAAAAAGCCCTTCACTGCATCGGGGTCTTTGCCCATCGGCTGGAATATTAGCTTAATGCCGAGTAAACGGCACAAACGGAAAGGGTCGCTCTCTTCATAGGTTTTCTTCAACCTGGCGACCGCTCCGCATATCTCTGCGTAGGTCAATTTTCACCCCTCCTTTGTAGGGTATTTTACATTATAAAATTGTAGCAGAAGAACAGTCCAATAATCTGGACTTAAGCCTTCCTGCCGAACTTCCTCTTAGATTCCTCTTTGCACGTGATGTAGGCTTTCATAACAGCTTCAAAGAATGCATCCTTCTGTTCCTGGGACAGAGTGCCACCAGCAAACAGGGCTGCATTATCACGGAGCAGGTCTTCCATATCACGGACACCCTTTGCACCATACATTTCACGAGCCTGCTCGATGTAGCCATCCTTCTCGATATCTGCCAGGGGGTCGATGCAATCGTCATCCGTCAGATACTTAATGGATACTTTCAAAGCACGGGCTAACTTTTCCGTGGTAGAGCGTCTGGCCTTGGCTCCACCGGATTCATAAGAGGCTATGGTTCTCTGGGATACGCCAACCTCCTGTGCCAGTTCATTCTGTGTCAGCTGCGCCACTTCACGGGCGCGCTTAATCTTGTCGGAAAAGGTCATATATATCTCCTCCAAAAAAAATTTACAATTGCAAACTTCATCAACTTCATAGAAGTTATTGACAAGACTTCATTTGTCTGTTATGCTATTTATGAAGTTTATGAAGTTACGGCTTCATTATACACCCTATAACTTCATCTTGTCAATAGGTTTCAATGAAGTTTTTGTAAATTCGAGGTGAATTTTTGATGGAAAGAGCAATTTTACACAGCGATCTGAACAGTTTTTACGCTTCCGTAGAGATGATGCTTGACCCCAGCCTGCGTGGAAAGGCTGTCGCGGTGTGTGGCAGTACCGAAGACCGCCACGGTATTGTCCTGGCAAAATCTGATCTTGCGAAAAAGGCAGGAGTAAAAACTGGAATGGTCAATTGGGAAGCCAAGCAGTTATGTAAGGACTTGATTGTAGTCCCGCCCCAATACGATCAGTATCTGAAATACTCGAAGCTGACCCAGGCTATCTATCAAAGATACACCGACCTCATTGAACCCTTCGGCATGGATGAATGTTGGCTTGACGTGACCGGGAGCAGGATGGTCTGCGGTGACCCTATGACCATAGCCGAAGACATCCGGCGTTCCGTCCGCGAGGAGTTGGGACTCACCGTGAGCATCGGTGTTTCCTATAATAAAATCTTCGCCAAGCTGGGGAGTGATATGAAGAAACCGGACGCCATAACTGAAATCCGAAAGGATACCTTTAAAGAAAAGGTGTGGCCCCTGGAGTGCAGCGAGATGATTTACTGCGGACGAGCCACCACAGCCAAGCTGGCAAAGTACGGTATCCGCACAATCGGAGATATCGCCCAGACCGACCCGGAATTCCTACGGCAGCAATTAGGGGTCAACGGCGTTGCTCTCTGGCGTTACGCAAACGGCACTGACCAATCCCGGGTGATGCACAGGGACTTCGTCTCTCCCATCAAGAGCGTAGGTCACGGCATCACCTGCACGGCAGATCTTGAAAATGACGAAGAAGTGTGGAAGGTCATCCTTGCCCTCTCCCAGGATATCGGCCACCGACTCCGACTCCACGAACTCTCCGCTCGTGGGGTTCAAATTTCCGTAAGAGGCAACGATCTGTTTGGTAATCAGTACCAGTGCAAGTTGCCGTTCAAGACCCAACTCCCATCTGAAATCAGCAACGCTGCCATACAGCTGTTCCGTGAACGCTATCGTTGGGGAACGAAAGTCCGTGCAGTCACCGTCCGTGCAATTGACCTCGTTCCGCAGAATGACCCATTCCAGCTGTCCCTGTTCGTTGACTCCGAGCGGATGGCTCGGAGAGAGCGGTTGGAGGACATGATAGAGGAAATCCGGTCGCGGTTCGGCAAACACGCAATCACCTACGCAACCCTTCTTGGGGATCTGAAAATGCCGGATGACGGGCGGCATAACGTAAAAATGCCCGGAATGATGTATCAGTAAGATTTGTTCACAAATTGTTTACGCAACACACGCAACAAATGTTGCACAACCTATTGACAAAGCGAATGTTGCGTGATATAATTTTTATGCAACAATCCAAGCAACACTTCTTTTGGAGGTTAATGATATGAGCAGTAGAGACCGTCTCACAAATTATACAAGAATAAAAACCCCAGACAAAGATGCCCTGGCCGATTTGGTGATAAAGGCAAAGGGGCCTACCCGCAGTCTGCGCCAGTTTGCAGATGATCTTGGAGTCAATGTTTCCACCCTTTCACGAATAGTCAATAAAAAAACGTCTCGGGCTAATTCCGACACACTGATAGCTGACATCGCTGACCGTGCAGATCCCAACAGCAATGTAACATTTGAGCTGCTGATGGAAGCTCACGGAATGGCTTTGAAAGAAACGATTACCGGTAGAAGTATGTTCCTTTTTGCTGAATCAGCCAGCAACATCATTTTCAGAGAATTGGTTCGTAGAGGATATTCTATAAGTGGTATGCTCCATGAGGGGTCCACCACACGAAATCGTATGGCTTCTCTCGACTCGATAATGGGGCGTTGCTACCTTGATCTTGAGGTTCATACCAACGCATTGGGAAAGGAAGATTCTGTTTGGTTGTTTGATTTTCATACCAACCACGCAGGTCTGCGGAATAAGCATCAGTATATGGATCGGATTCGTCAGTGGTTACTCATGTATGCAGGCATGATAGCTTTTAATGAGGGCAAGGTAGATCGGCTTTCGGTCGTCATTGCAGAGCGCGAGATTTATGATGAGTTGCTGACTCATCTGGAAGGTTACACCATGCGTAACGGAATGTCCCTTATGCTAATTGATATGGAAACGGGCACTGTAGTTGATGAGTATGTCCTTTCTGATGCCCCGCGTAGTAATCCCGTTTTTTATCCCATTGAGGAAGACGACTCCGATAATTCTGAAGTTTACGATTTTGAAAATGCTGTAGTATTTGGAGAAGAAATAACCAGTGAGTTACATGATATTGCATCGAAGGAGGACGCCGAATGACAGAACCGACCGCACATCGAACTGAACCGAAGAAGCCTGCTCCGGCAGTGCCCCTCCCAGAAACGGACAAGGACGTCATGAAAAAAATCCGCACCATTTGTGGCAGAGGCAACAACGCTGAGATAAGGCAACGTAAGGACGGCACCTTTACCGTTATGGAAGTAAAAAAGAATATTGTATAAGCCATCAGCAAATCGGTGTTGATGAAGGACCAATAGGGGTCGATGGAACGGGTTGATTATGCCCGCTCTATCGACCCCTATTTTTATTTATCAAACAGTTGTTTCAAGTACCCGCTTAACACCATTTGAAATGCCTCATCCGGGATTTCAGTTTCACGATAAAGTTTTATCATCGGGATGAGTTTTTTCAGAACCTCGTTCATTTTCTGAAATTTCGAGTAGTTGCCGGTACAACAGAACTCCATATCTGTCTCTTCGTATTCCATTTCGTTTTTGGCGTAATCGCCCGGCCGTAAAAAGTCCGGGAAATAGAACGCTGGATACTGAACTTTCTGTTTCAATCGGCGGCAATCAAGTATCCCATCATTTTCAAACAGATCATAGACCAGTTCTTCTTCAGTAATTTCTGTAACCCTAATGCTTGCAGAACAGAGCAAAGAGGTTAACAAGGCAACCAAAGCCCTGGGGCTTGTGCTATTAGCCTCTGCGGATTTATTACCAGTCAAGTCATCAATAGATACGCCGAAATGCTGAGATATCCGAAACACCTGGTCTATCGTGAACTGTTTCTTTTCATTGGGATTTAGTGCCTTGCTTACGTTTGCCTGGGTCATTCCGGCAATTTCAGCGAGAGCGTTCTGCGTGAGGTCGTGTTTCTTCAATAAAGCCCGGATATTCTCCTGGAGCAATTCAAAATTCAATTCCGACATAAATATATTCCTTTCTGGTATAATCATTCAGTTTCGATATGAAATTACGAGATTTGAATATATCATACCACATCAAGTATAATTTTGGTAGTACCAAACGAAAAAAGTCACAAAAAAGTAACAGAGGTGATGCCTATCAGTACCAAAGAAAGGAGGAGCATCGATGGAGCCCGTAAAGAATCTGAATGATAAGCGGGTCTGCGACATCAGCCATGACCGCAAGGTCGTGGAGATTGTCCAGAAGGGCTGTCTCACAAGAATTACAGCCAACCCAGACGGGACACTCAAGATTGAGAATGTCCCACTACCTAAAGCAGCGTAAATAAATAAACCAGGTAATCCGCCAGAACGCAAGACGGCAGTGCGGGACCTACTTTCTCCCCTATGGGAGAGGTGGGTCTCACCCTGCCGTCTTTTTCTGTTTCTGCGGATGTGGCGGCTCTGGACGGATTGCAAAATCTGAAAGGAGCCAAACAAATGACAACCAACGACAAGCAGTATTACATCTACATCCGTTCCACCAAGGAACGCATCCCCTGCACCGAAGAGGAATTTCACAACTACTATCACGACATCGATTTGTACCGCCAGCGCCAACAGTATCGCAAACAGTGCGTATGCCCCCAGAAGAAGTGGCTTGAGTGCGATATGGATTGCCAGACCTGCCCCTTCCGCCGCACCGAGGTCTTTTCGCTTGACAAGCCCATCGAGACGGCCGAGGGCGATGAAATGAGCCTCCTTGATACCATCCCGGACGAGTCCCCACTCATCTCCGATATCATCGCAGACAAAGATCAGCTTGGTCAACTGTTCCGCAGACTCAATGAGATTATGCCGGAGGCAATCGAAATCGGCAGACTGCGCCAGCAAGGCCTGAGTGATACCGCCATCGCGGGAGAAATCAGCATCCCCAGAAAGACATTCACCGACCGCATTCAAAAAGCCAGAAAAATCTTGAAGATGGAGTTCCCGGAATTTTTCTAAAAAATTTTTTCAAATCTCCGCCAAAACGAATTCCGTTTCCTCGGTGGCGAAGTGGAAAGGGCAAAAACGATACGGCTCCTTCCAGGAGGTGAATGGAATGTACGAGAACGAAAACAAGACGATGAACCCCGAAGAGGAACTGGTTGATATCCTCCTGGACTTTATCATCGTCGCAGCAAATCTGGCAAAAAGTATCAATCACGCAATGAAGGAAAAGCAAATCAAGGAAGGAGGCACCGTCAATGGGCAGAATCAGCGAACTGGAAATGGCAATCAGCGACCTGCGAACCGCTGCAGCCACTATTAACGATGTAGCAGATACCCTGGCGGAGATGTTCTCCGGTAAGGAAGAGCCTTCTGCACCTGCCAAGGAGGCAGAGCCCGCAGATAAGCCCACCCTCACCTTTGACCAGGTTAGCAACACTCTCATGAGTATTTCTCGCATGAGCAAGGCACACAGTCAGAAACTCCGAGCCGTTGTTCAGAAGTTCGGTGCTAACAAGCTGTCGGAGATTGCACCGGAACATTACGAAGCCATCCTCACCGAGGCGGAGGTGATTCGCAATGCCGGGTAAACACGCAGTCCTCTCGGCATCTTCCTCGGAGCGGTGGATTCACTGTCCACCCTCCGCAAGGCTGTGCGAGAACTACGATGATGTCAGCAGTGACTATGCTGCCGAGGGCACCGACGCCCATACCCTTTGCGAATACCGCTTGAAGTTAGCCTTGGGGCATCCTGCTGAAGATCCCATTGAAAACCTCACCTGGTACAACGAGGAGATGGAAGAGTGTGCCGAAGCCTACACAGCCTACGTTATGGAACTGGTTGAGGCAGCCAAGCAAGCTGGCAGTACACCTACCGTCCTTATCGAACAGCGGGTTGATTTCTCCCGTTGGGTCAACGATGGGTTCGGCACGGCAGACTGCATCGTCATTGCTAACGGCACTCTCAACATCGTGGACTACAAACACGGCAAAGGCGTGGAGGTGTCCGCAGAAGAAAACTCACAGATGAAGCTGTATGCCTTGGGGGCTTTGGAGATTATCGACTACATCTACGATATCCAGGATATTCAGATGACCATCTTCCAACCCCGCAAAAGCAATGTCAGCATCTACAGCACACCCAAAGATACCCTCCTGGAATGGGCAGAAGGTGATCTTTCCCGCCAAGCCAAGTTGGCTTATGAGGGTCAAGGTGACTTCAGCTGTGGAGAATGGTGCCGTTTCTGCAAAGCCAAAGCTGAATGCCGGGAACGAGCCAATGCCAACCTTGAACTGGCTCGGTATGAGTTCCAGGCACCCGCACTTCTCACCGATGAGGAGATTGCCGATGTCCTCGGCAAGGTCGATGCTCTTACCGCTTGGGCGTCTGATGTCAAAGAGTATGCCTTGCAACAGGCTGTAAGCGGTAAGGAGTGGAGCGGATGGAAATTGGTCGAAGGCCGATCCAACCGCAAGTACACAAGTGAAGCCCTGGTTGCCGCCACCGTTGAGGGTGCAGGCTTTGACCCCTACGAGCGAAAGGTTCTGGGTGTAACAGCCATGCAGAAGATGCTCGGCAAATCCCGCTTTGAGGAACTCCTCGCTCCCTATATTGAAAAACCGCAAGGTAAACCTACGCTCGTGCCGGAGAGCGATAAACGCCCGGCAATGAATACTGCCAAAAATGATTTTATGGAGGATTAAGAAAATGGCTAATAACGCAAACAGAGTAAACAACCCTATGAAGGTAATCACCGGTCCCGACACCCGTTGGTCTTACGCCAATGTCTGGGAGCCTAAGTCCATTAACGGAGGCACGCCCAAGTTCAGCGTCAGCCTCATCATTCCCAAGTCTGACACCGTGACCGTTGCCAAGATTAAGGCTGCCATTGAGGCTGCCTACCAGGAAGGTCAGTCCAAGCTGAAGGGCAACAGCAAGAGTGTCCCGCCCCTCGCCGCTATCAAGACCCCTCTCCGTGATGGTGACATCGAGAGACCCGATGACCCCGCCTATGCCAACGCATACTTCATCAACGCAAACTCCGCTACCGCTCCCGGTATCGTGGATGCTGACCGCAACCCCGTGCTGACTCGTTCCGAAGTCTACTCCGGTGTGTATGGTCGTGCAAGCATCAATCTGTATGCCTTTAACAGCAACGGCAACAAGGGCATCGCCTGCGGTCTGAACAATCTCCAGCTTATCCGTGCCGGTGAACCCCTGGGTGGCAAGGCATCCGCTGAGTCCGATTTCGCAACCGATGACGATGAGGATTTCCTCTCCTAATCTAACTCACCCCTGGGTGGCGGAGCAATCTGCCACCCTCTTGGGGTAGCGAAAGGACGTGAGATTATGAAAACGCTCTCAATAGATATAGAAACTTACAGCGATCAACCACTTCCCAAAACAGGCGTGTACCGCTACGTGGAGTCTCCGGTATTTGAAATTCTGCTCTTTGCTTACAGCATTGATGGCGGAGCCATTCAGGTGGTGGATCTCGCTTGCGGTGAAAGCATTCCACAGGAGGTGCTTGCAGCCATCGAGGACGAGGCAGTCACCAAGTGGGCATTTAACGCTAACTTCGAGAGGGTCTGTCTTTCTCGTTTCCTGGGCTACCCCTGCGGAAACTACCTCGACCCTTGTTCATGGAGATGCTCGATGGTGTGGGCAGCTACAATGGGACTCCCTCTTTCCCTTGAAGGTGTCGGAACGGTCCTGGGCCTTGAAAAGCAGAAATTGACCGAGGGCAAAGACCTCATCAAGTATTTCTGTCAGCCCTGCGCGCCCACCAAAACCAACGGACAGCGAACCCGAAATCTTCCGGCTCACGCACCGGACAAGTGGCTGAACTTCAAAAAATACAATGTCCGCGATGTCGAAACGGAAATGGCCATTCAAGCACGCCTTGCCAACTATCCTGTGCCGGACAGCGTTTGGGATGAGTACCACCTCGATCAAGAAATCAATGACCGTGGTGTAGCCCTTGATATGGAACTGGTTCAGAAAGCAATTCAGCTGGATACCCGCTCTCGTAGCGAATTGACCACGGCTATGAAGGAACTGACAGCTTTGGAAAACCCCAACTCCGTACAGCAAATGAAGCTGTGGCTGGCGGATAATGGTCTGGAAACCGACACCCTTGGTAAAAAAGCCGTGGCGGAAATGCTCAAAACGGCATCCCCGGAAATGCGAAGAGTTCTGACCCTTCGTCAGCAACTTGCCAAGTCCTCGGTCAAAAAGTACCAGGCTATGGAAACCGCTGTTTGTGAGGATGGGCGTGCCAGAGGAATGTTCCAGTTCTACGGTGCAAATCGCACCGGGAGATGGGCGGGTCGCATTATCCAAATGCAGAATCTCCCACAGAACCATCTTACCAATCTTGCAGATGCCCGTGGGCTTGTACGAGATGGAGACTTCGATGCTGTTGACTTCTTCTTTGATGATGTGCCGGACACGCTATCCCAGCTGATCCGTACCGCTTTCATTCCCCAGGGAGACCGCAAATTCATCGTTGCTGACTTCTCGGCTATTGAAGCCCGTGTGATTGCGTGGCTTGCCGGAGAGGAATGGCGGCAGAAGGTCTTTGCGGAGGGTAAGGACATCTATTGTGCCTCTGCTTCTCAAATGTTCGGTGTTCCCGTGGAAAAGCACGGCGTCAACGGACACCTTCGCCAGAAAGGCAAAATCGCAGAATTGGCTCTCGGCTACGGAGGGTCTGTCGGGGCCTTGAAAGCAATGGGGGCATTGGAGATGGGGCTGTCCGAAGAAGAACTGCCACCCCTGGTGGATGCCTGGAGACAAGCCAATCCCATGATTACAAAATTATGGTGGGATGTTGATCGTGCTGCTATGGAGGCTGTTCGGTTCAAACACACCAATGAAACCCACGGCATCACCTTTTCCTGCAAAAGCGGAATGCTGTTCATAACGCTCCCGTCCGGCAGGCAGCTTGCCTATGTCAAGCCTAAAATCGGCATCAACAAGTTCGGTGGAGATTGCATCACCTACGAGGGTGTCGGTGGGACAAAGAAGTGGGAACGACTGGACAGCTATGGACCCAAGTTCGTGGAAAACATCGTCCAGGCAACAGCAAGGGATATCCTCTGCTATGCCATGCAAACGCTCCGGTATTGCTCCATTGTGATGCACATCCACGATGAAGTGGTCATTGAGGCTGACCCCAAAATGTCAATGCAGGCGGTCTGCGATCTGATGGGTCGCACACCTCCTTGGGCAAAGGGGCTACAGCTTCGTGCTGATGGGTACGAGACAGATTTTTATAAGAAAGATTAGTGAGGTAAATCAGATGAGTATAAGCAAGTTCAATGCGGAACGGTACTATGACCCCACCGCATACGAAGCAATGACAACCATAGAAAAAGAGGAACGGGCGCTCCGTGCGTTCCGTCCCATCGTATATATTTGCTCACCTTATGCTGGGGATGTGTCAGAAAATGTCGAAAATGCTCGGAAGTACAGCCGTTTTGCCGTTGAGCAGGGTTACATACCAGTTGCTCCGCATTTGCTGTTTCCGCAGTTCCTTAATGACCACAACCCCAAGGAGCGTCAGCTGGGGTTGTTCTTCGGCAACGCTCTCATGAGCAAGTGCAGCGAAGTGTGGGTCTTTGGTGAGCGTATCTCTTCCGGCATGGAAGCGGAAATCAAAAGAGCCAGGTGGAAAAACTACCGCCTGCGTTACTTCACCGATGATTGTGAGGAGGTAGCACATGGCGTTTAAGACAGACTGTGGTGGGACAGCTTTGACCGCCAACATTAAGGTCTCCAACAAAGCTACCACCTGGAATACCAGGCTCAGTCAAATCGGTCGACACGATAAGGCTGTTACGATTGTCACTTTCTCCCTGTGCGATTTCGAGTACATTTCCAAAATCGTGTCCAAGCGAAAAAACGGTGCCGGCATCACCATCGTGTGTAACAGCAAGTACGAACCCAATGCGTGGTTGCTCAAGCGCGCCTTCCCGGAACTGAAGATGTATGTTTCTCCCTACGCTCACGCAAAACTGGCCTTGATTGAACCCGAAATCGTGTGGGTCTCCTCTGAAAATCTCGGTCATAAGAGTTCCACCTTTGATGCCTCCGTTGGCATCCATGACGAGGAAGCCTATAAACACTACTATTCACAAATCGAACGTCTGCTCAGAAGCAGAGACACCAAAGAGATAACGGAGGTAAATAAATGATGTTCACCCTGTATAGCGCCGACTACGTTGGCGTACCCAGCAACTGCTCCTACCCCCACAAGTTTGAGGTTACGGATGCCACCACATTTGCCGAAGCCGTAAAGAAGGACTATGTCTGTGCAGAGTATATGAACAGCTACCGCACCAACGACAATTTCCTCGGCTCGGATTGTCTGCCCGTGGACTGCGACAATGACCACTCCGAGAACCCTGCAGACTGGGTTACTCCGGAAGACGTCAAGAAGGCATTCCCCGGTATCACCTTTGCCGTTCACTACAGCCGTTCCCATATGCGTGAGAAAAACGGCAAGGCTGCCCGCCCCAAGTTCCATGTTCTGTTTCCCATCAACGGCATGACCGACTCTTCCGCATACAGCGAAATGAAGAAACTGGTCAACACCATCTTCCCGTACTTCGACTCCAAAGCCCTGGATGCTGCTCGGTTCTTCTTTGGCACCGCGTCCCCGGAAGTGGAGATCATCGAAGGTGAGATGACTTTGAGTGAGTTTCTGTCCGCAGAGGACTTCGATGCTGACATGGATAACAATGGTCAGCGTGTGACTACCATTGCGGAAGGTAGCCGTAATGCCACCATGTCTCGCTTTGCCGGTCGCGTCATCAAAAAGTACGGTGACAACGATACCGCTTTCAACTGCTTCATGGAAGAAGCGGAAAAATGTAACCCTCCTCTGGAACAGCAGGAACTGATGACCATTTGGCATTCCGCACAGAAGTTCTATGCCAAGGTTCAATTGCAGGACGGCTACATTGCTCCCGAAGTTTATAACGATGACACCTCCTATAAGCCCGAAGATTTCTCCGATGTTGGACAGGCAGAGGTGTTGGCGAAGCACTTCTCCGGTGAACTCCGCTATTCTCCGGCAACACACTATCTCCGCTACAACGGACGCTATTGGCAGGAAACCGAACCCGGAGCCCAGGCTGTTGCCCACGAACTGACTCGCAGACAGCTGAATGAGGCAAACCGTGAATTCCAGACAGCATTGGCTACGCTTGCCGATAATGGTGGACAGGAGATCCTCGCAAACACCACCAAGGCAAAGGCTGAAGCCATCATGAACGAGGCTCAGCTGGAAGCCTACCGTGCCATGCTGGCAGCCAAGGCATACCAGGGCTTTGTCATCCAGCGTCGTGCATCCAAGAATATCACCGCCACGCTGAAAGAATCCCGTCCGATGATTGAAATCACTCCCCAGGAACTGGACTCCAATCCGTTCCTGCTTTGCACCCCCAACGCTACCTATGACCTCCGCCTTGGTATGGCAGGTGCGAGAGAACACTCCCCGGAGGACTTCATCACCAAAATCACAACGGTCTCTCCCGGTGATAAGGGCAAGCAGATCTGGCTCGATTGCCTCGACACCATTTTCTGCGGTGACCGGGTACTTATCGAGTACGTGCAGAACATCTGCGGTCTTGCTACCATCGGCAAGGTTGAGGTGGAAGCCCTCATTATCGCATACGGCTGTGGCCGTAATGGTAAGTCCACCTTCTGGAACTCCGTCTCCCGTGTCCTCGGCCTTTACAGCGGTAATGTTTCCGCAGATACGCTGACCTTCGGTTGCCGCCGTAATGTAAAGCCGGAGATGGCAGAGGTTAAGGGCAAGCGTCTGCTCATCGCAGCGGAAATGCAGGAAGGCGCTCGGCTGAACGATTCCACCGTCAAGCAGCTCTGCTCCACGGATGATATCTTTGCGGAGAAAAAGTACAAGGACCCTTTCAGCTTTTCTCCCAGCCACAGCCTGGTTCTCTACACCAACCACCTTCCCAAGGTGAGTGCCTCCGATGACGGTATTTGGAGACGTCTGATCGTCATCCCCTTCAATGCCAAGATTGAGGGCAAGAGTGACATTAAGAACTACGGCGACTATCTGTATCAGAATGCCGGGGAGAGTATCCTTGCCTGGATTATCGAGGGTGCGAAGCGTGTCATTGACCATGATTATAAATTCCCGATCCCCACAGTTGTGCAGAAAGCCATCGATGACTACCGTGCCCAGAACGACTGGTTTGGCAACTTCCTCGATGAGAAGTGCGAGGTCGGTGACGGATACAAGGAGAGTTCCAGCACCCTCTACCAAGCCTACCGCAGCTACTGCCTGGACACGAATGAATATGCCCGCAGTACCGCTGATTTCTATTTCGCATTGGAGAACGCAGGGTTCACGAGGGTGAAATCTAAGGGCAAGAAGTATATCAAGGGTCTGCGTGTCAAAGAGGACAACGGAGATTTTGAAGGCTTTTTGACCTAACCTTTTATACGGGGGTAGCGGTCGGTAATAGTCAGTTTCAAAAAGTCTCTTTAGGGCAAAAAAATATGTCCTAAGAGAAAGTTTAGTAAATGACTATCAATGACCGCTACCCCAAGTCAAAAAATCCAAGCAGGAGCAAGCATTATGAGAGAAAAAGTTATCGAGCAAAAATTAACCCTGATGGTAAAAAAGCAGGGTGGCATCTGTCCGAAGTTCGTGTCTCCGGGTTTCGATGGAATGCCCGACCGCATCGTATTAATGCCGGATGGTCGTATGGCTTTTGTGGAAGTAAAGGCACCGGGAAAATCCCCACGCCCTCTGCAAATAGCACGGCACAAACTTCTCCGGGGGTTGGGTTTCAAAATCTACGTCCTGGATAGCGTTGAACAGATTGGAGGTATCCTTGATGAGATACAAACCGCATGACTACCAGGCTTATGCCATCGACTATATTGAGAACCATCCCATTGCCACCGTGTTCCTGGACATGGGTCTCGGCAAAACAAGCATCACCCTCACCGCAATCAAGAACCTGCTTTTTGACAGCTTTGAGGTTTACAAAGTTCTCGTCATCGCACCACTTCGTGTGGCACGGGACACATGGACAGCGGAGACCGATAAGTGGGATCACCTCCGTTGCCTCATCTGCTCCGTGGCTGTCGGCACAGAGGCACAACGGAAAGCAGCCTTGATGCGGAAAGCGGACATCTACATTATCAACCGTGAGAACATCCAATGGCTCATCGAAGAAAGCGGTCTTCCTTTTGACTATGACATGGTGGTCATTGACGAACTGTCCTCTTTCAAGAATCACAACACAAAGCGTTTCAGATCCTTGATGAAGGTTCGACCCAAAGTCGGTCGCATTGTGGGTCTGACGGGAACTCCCGCTCCCAATGGATTGATGGATTTGTGGGCGCAGTTCCGTTTGATGGATCTCGGCAAACGCCTGGGCAGATTTATCACGCAGTATCGCACCGACTACTTCATGCCGGACAAGCGGAACGGTCAGATTATCTACTCTTACAAACCGCTGCCGTATGCAGAGGAAGCCATCTACAACAGAATATCCGACATCACTATTTCCATGAAAGCCACCGAGCATTTGCAAATGCCGGAACTGGTCTCAAGCGAATATCCGGTTCAGCTTTCCGAAGAGGAACAACAGAAATACAACGACCTCAAGCAGGAGTTGGTGCTGTCCCTGGGTGATACGGAGATTACCGCAGCCAACGCAGCGTCCCTCTCTAACAAGCTGTCGCAGATGGCAAATGGTGCAATCTACGATGACAGCGGCGAACCCATCCACATCCACGATCAGAAACTGGATGCCTTGGAAGACATCATCGAAGCGGCAAACGGCAAGCCCGTCCTGGTGGCTTACTGGTTCAAGCATGACTTCTCCCGTATTTCAGAGAGGCTGAAAAAACTGCATATCCCATTTTCACGGCTGGATGACTCCGACAGCATCCGCAGATGGAATAACGGAGAAATTCCAGTGGCTCTTATCCACCCGGCATCCGCAGGTCACGGTCTCAATCTCCAATCCGGTGGTTCGACCATGGTGTGGTTCGGTCTGACTTGGAGTTTGGAACTTTACCAACAGACCGTAGCCCGATTGTGGAGGCAAGGTCAGACAGCCAATACCGTGGTGGTACAGCACATCGTTACTAAGGGCACCATTGACAACCGCATCATGAAAGCCCTCTCCCAAAAGGAGCATACACAAACGGCTCTAATCGATGCCGTAAAAGCGGACTTGAAAATCTGAGACAACCTATGACAATCCGTGCCAATCCGAGGAACATCAAATTTCGGAGGTACGAATATGGAACCCTATCAGGCATTAGCCAACGCCATTGTAGAAC